ATGAAAATAAAATTACTTGAAAATGATAAAATAATCGAAGTGCCTAATTATTGGAAATGGCATTTGGTAGAAGGTAAAAAAGTTATTTATGACCAAAATAAAAAAATAATTGCTTTAGTAGTAGAGGAATAATGTATAAATATATTCAGATATGCTTATAATACCTTTTAAATTAGATTTTAAAGGTGGTCGGTTATATGTTTAATATATTTAATCAAGATAAAGAAGAAAAAGGCTCATACTGGGAAAGAAATCATCAAGATAATTTTTATAGTGAGAGTAGCTATAATAATAATTTTCAATATTGTAGATGTTGTGATAGGTATCAAAGATTTGAATATGATAGATGTTGTGTATGTCATTCAAATTAAAATAGCCTATACAGATTAAGTATAAGCCATTAAAACGTTAGAATAATTTGGATATAAATTTGTGGAATTTCAAAAATCTAGACAATAATTATAAACTTATTGTACTAACTTAATTATATTTTTCATAATAAAATTTGTCAATATTTTACCAAATAAAAAGGATTTTAATTACTTTTATAGAATTATATATATGTACTAAAATTTAGCTATGTTTTAGTACCTCTTTTCTTTTATTATTAATTATATCGTTAATAAAGAAGATTGCTTTTAAGCAGTCTTTTTTTATTTGTCTAATTTAAACATAAAAAAGAAGCTAATCCCCATAGCTTCCCCTTTTTACTGAACTTATATGATTGTTTGTTGATATTGAAATCTTTAGCCGATTAACTGTTGAATTTATACTCTACAACTCGAGTGTTGTAAATTAAAGTTGGATATACTTATATTGTAGCAAGTAAAAGAAGCTATCGCAACAATACAATAGCTTCTTTTGAATCAAAATACATAATAATTACAAAATATAGAAACATTTAGAATAAGATTAAAGTAAAGATAATATATTCTTACTTATGTAATGTTATTTTAATTATATTTTAACATATATTTCCAATAAAATAAACATTATCTTGGAATTAAATAAGCATCTTTATAACCTTTTTTCTTTAATTCTTCAACTTTTGAATCTGCTACAGATTTATCACTATAAGCACCAATACAAACTGCATATAGTTTTTTATTAGTAAATGAAGTGCTAGAATTACTATTTTCAGATATAGTTTGATTTGCTATTCCCTCTGCTATTAATTTAGCTATCTTTTTCCTATCAGATGTATATTTATCAGTATCACTTTTATTAGATACAAAGCAAGTTTCTATTAATATTGCAGGGGGCTTAGTCAATCTTAACCAACCTAAATCGCGTTTTAAGTCATTTATATCATGCTTTATTTTTCTATCTTTAAATTCAGTTTTAAGTTTATCTTGAACTTTTTGAGCAAATACTTTCCCTTTAGAACTTCTGTATATTACTTCTGTACCATTAGCAGCTGCATTATCTGAACTATTAAAGTGTATTTGAACAACTAAATCATAATTTTTAGAATTAGCTTTTTTAGCTTGTTGCTCTATATAATCACTTCCTCTATTTACTTCGTGATAATCTACTTCATGACCTAGTTTTTTAAGATGTTCAACTATAAATTTAGCTAATACCCTATTTTCTTGACTTTCATTTATAAAACCAACTGCCCCAGTACCTTTACCAGTAAGAGTATGACCGGCCGATATTAATATTTTCATATCTACACACCTACCTTATCTAATATTTTATCTACCTTAACTGTCAAATCTTTTGCTAATACGTCATTTGTAGCAACAACCTTTGCTATAACCTCTCTGTTATATGCTATTTCATTTAAGAGCCTGTCCTTATCTTCTTTAGAGTCTTCCCTAAGTATGTCTATAGTTTTTTGAGTGTCTTCTCTATTGTTTTTTATTTGCTTATCTACCCATATTGCTAGCGCGACCATACAAGCTCCGTAAAACCCTATACTACCAACTATTTCTGTAAAATTCATAATACACCGCCTTTTATAAAAATAGACTAGAGAAATTATCTCTAGTCTTTAGGTTTATTATTTTCCTAATTGTTTAACTTGTTCTTCTACTCTACTTTCTAAGTCTACTTCAATTAATCCATTTAGATATTCTGCTTCTGCATCAGTTATTCTTTTTCTTACTCTAGCTGCTTCTATATCACTTAATACCTTAGCAGCATCATAGTTCCCACTTTTTATTATTCTTTCAAAATTCTTTGCCATTGTAGTTGTTAATATCATAATAATTTACCATCCTTTTTATATTTTATTTAGATAAGGTACAATGCCCCTTATCATGGCATAAAAATAACACCTATATTTCAGGTGCTCCTTCTAGATCTCCTATTACCGGATTAATTTGGCTGTCTATTACTTCATATAAATAGTCCCACATTTCCCAAGTTATAAATCCTATCATAGCATATAAATCCATTATTTCAAGCATTTTATCTACATCATAGTTTTCAGGTCCAACTATTATATTATCTTGTATCAATTTAAATAAATCATAATCTATTTCGACTTCTCTTTCTGACATCATGCTAGGATAGTCAACTTTAAAAGTTACATTATCAGCATTATATCTACTTGCTAACATTAATCTATTTTGAGTTATCATATAGCTAGTTATATTACTTTCTAATAAGCTAACTTTCTTTTGTAATAAGCTAACTACATTAGATATATTATTGTGAACTTTTAAAGTAGTCTTTGGTGATATTGCCCCACACTCAACGATATAGTTAGTTTCATTTGCATATGTTATTAAATCTATGTTAGTACATTCATATACTTTTTCTTGTGCTAGTTGATATACTACTGTTAAGTTGTTAGCTTGTAGCCATTGTTTTAATTCAGTTACATCTGTAAAGTTATTATTTATTATTATATGAGTACCTATACTATCCGTACCCGATATACTTATCCCAATACGGTTATAGCTATACACATCACCAAATGTTGCAGTTGGTAATAAATCTGATATTATATTAGGTGATGTTTTCGTATTAAATGCAGCACTAGGTATATCAATAGCGTTAAATTGGATAGATTGTCTATATGTTTCTGGTGATATCGTTGATGAATTTTTATCATTATTCCAATTCTCACTACCATTTAACACTACTTCTCCACTTCTTTGGTGATAGTAATACTTACCATTAGTGTGTTTCTCTATACTATCCCATTGACGTAATATAGGTTTTTCCCAATTTTGAGTTTCGTCATTGTAAAATAAAAGACGTTTTTTATCTGATTGATGTGGGATATCGTGTAATTTATTCCCATATACTACAACAACATCACTAACTGCGTTTATATCAACTCGACTATCATCACTAGTTTCTAATTTTTTAGCAAACTTTACATAGTGAGTTTTATCACTAACTGTTGCTTTGTATGTTCCGCCACTAAATTTTATGAAATTTTTATTCATATCATATTCTGCCATCCTAATATCAGTACTTGTGGCATTTTCACCCTTATACTTACCTATTTTACATATAACTTCACTAGAAGGTTTTACACGAATTAACCCTGTTTTCACATAAGAAGTCCAATCAGTATCACCACTTGCATTTAAACTACCAACTTCCAACTCTCCATCAAATAAATTACCATAAGGATTAACACTTGAAACTACTATTTCATCTGCCCCATCACCTACTGATTTAAGTCCTTCAAAATAACTTGGTGGATTTTGTGCATGGTCGCCTTCTAGGATGATTACAGATTTTTTTAACTTATCCAACTCACTTGAAGTCCATCCATTCACAAACAATCCTATCACGGCACCAACTTTCTCATTATCACCTATAGAAATAACCTTACAACTATTACTAGATACATTATACCAAGCCTTATAAGTATCTGTATCAAGGTGATGTACGTCGATACTTATTGGTTTATCAGATAAATTCCAAACAGTAACTCCACCTTGTATATTTTTTACATCATTATTTTCCCATCTTACTCTATCAGATAATGAACTTGACTTTTTAAAATTGTTCAAATTCACTAACGTCTTACCTTCCAGCTTCACATCCTCAAAATACCCATTACTCGTTGCTTCAACAGTAGTAAAATCACTTTCAGTAGTAACAGTAGATACTGTACTTTCTTCTAACCTCTTAACTCTATCTAATTCTTTATTTAAGTTATTGATTTGTTCAGTATGAGTATTTACAGTAGCACCTAAACTTTTTGGTACTTGTGCTTTTATCGTTCCTTCTATTTCAGTAAGGAATGAAATGTTAGTTTTACTTGCGAAAGTACGAAGTTTAACTTGTTGTGAATGTGGTAATGGTATGAATTGTGGGTTAGTAATAGCTAATTTAACAATAAAATTATTATCAATCCTCCACTGATTAAACCCTCGAGAATCAAAACTATTTAATTTATCTTTGTTTATCCAAACCATTAGACCATAATTAGCATAAGAACTTACACCAACACCTTCAATATTATAACCATTATTATTTCGTACAGTACCGAAATGGCTACTAATAACCCAAGTATCCATTCCTGTTATATATGGATTATTTTTTATTCTAAATCTCAAACACATATCAGATGCAGTACCTTCTTCCATAATCCATTCTAAATTATCGTTAGGATTTATGGTAATTGCAGTTTTTTCAACCCCCCATACACCATCAACTTCTTTTAGTATATCACCCTTTTCAAGTTGGACAGGTGATAAAATAGTTAATTTATCTTCGATATATGGCTCGTATGGAGTTGCTACTGTCCCTTCTTCAAGTTGGATATTTATAGATAAATCGTTGGCATATGAATTATAAAATCTAATAAAATTAGTATTTGAGTCTGTAGTAAATGAATTTACATATCCTATATAAGATATAAATTTTTTATTTTTATCATAAGTAAAAACATTACATTTAGATTCTCCTGCACTAAATTGTATTACATACTTTGTATTTGGCTTAACTTTTACATAACTTGCAGTTCTCTTCATAGAACCATTATCAGCCGATTCTCCATCAGTAGTTTTCAAAGCACCTAACTCTAATTTATCATTAAACAAATTCTTCCCACGAGATAAAACAGGTATTTCATACAGTTCTTGACCTTCTACTTTATCCCCTGTAGAGCGTATATCTGCAAGGTTTGAAGCACTTTGTATAGTATTACCAAGTATCTCAACGTCTTTCGCATAACCAACAGAACTATCAGTGGATATATTACTTCCTTCTACATTTACGTACAATTGTTTAGCCTTTTCTATATCTCTATCAAGTCTAGCTTTTAGAGAAGTTTCTCCATCACGAGCATCTATTACTTCTGCATCTTGTTGTTGTTTAGAAGTAAGTGCATTAAATCTAGTTTCTACTTCATTTACTTTATTTGATACAGTAGTAGTCATATCAGATTTAGCAACTTCTATTTCAGATATTTTAGTATCAACTTTAGTATTTATACTAGATACAAAATTATCTTTAGTAGTATTTATTTCAACTATCTTTTTATCAACTTCATTTACTTTATTTTCAAATATATTTTGTCTAGAAGTTTCATTTTTTTCTCTAGCTTTTTCATTAGCTTTTCTAGTATTTTCATTAGATATTCTTTCTACTTCATTTGATACTCTTCTATCTTCTTGAGATTTTCTATCTAATTCATTAGATTTTCTTTCCTCTTCTTTAACTTTTGCAGTATTAGTATAATTTTCAAAGTTACTAGCATTAGCTTCTGCATCAGCTATAAAAGAGTTATATCTATTTTGTCTTTGAGTTTCAGCTTCTACTCTGTGAGTTTCATTATTTTGTCTAGTTTCTTCATTAGCTTTTCTTGTATTTTCATTACTAACTCTAGTATTTTCTGCTAATACTCTAGCTTGTTCTGTAGTTCTTCTTTTAGCTTCTTCATTAACTCTAGTATTTTCTGCTTGAGCTCTAAGATTTTCTGCTTCTTTATGTGCATTAGCTTCTAATCTTCTACGTTCTTCATCCTCTGTCATAAAGTTGTAATTATCTTTTCTAAGTTGTTCAGCTTCTACTCTATTAGCTTCTTCTTCAACTCTCTTTGCTTCTTCATTAACTCTATTAGTTTCATTAGCTAATCTTATGCTTTCATTTTGTTTTCTTGTATTTTCATTACTTTCCCTTATTGCATCGTATTTAGTTCTGTCTGCTTCCTCGTGTTGTCTAATAAGTTCAGCTTCTACCCTTTTAGATTCTTCTATTTTTCTATTTTCTTCTGATAATATTCTTTCGGCTTCATTTATCACTCTTTGTTCTTCTGATATTTCTATAGTAGATAATCTTGCTAAAGCATCTGTAAAAAGAGGAAATCTTTCATCACTTACAACATCATCATTAAGCCTAGATATTATTTTATCTTCACTTACTGAATAGTTTATAGTGTCTGTAGTTACTATTTCCCCTTCTAAGACTATCATAGCTTTAGCTTGATAATTTCCTACTAAATCACACATAGAAGGCTTTAAATCGGCATATATTTGCCCTTCTTTAACTTCTATGAATTGAGCATCAACTGCATTATTAGGTTTAATTGCAACTAAAGTAATTATTGATTTATCTAAATCTTTTACTACTTCGTTATTTTTAGTTACTTCAATATAAAAATCATTAACATTTTTATCAAACTGATTAAATGCCATTTTTTTATTATAAAGTTTTTTATTTAAGTCTAGCTTTATTTTATACTCTTTATTCATAAAGTCACCACCTTTTGGAAAATAAAAAGGCTAGAATTTAATCTAGCCTAATAAAAAAGAACTTATTTTATTAAGTCCTCTCTTCCTTCTGTTATTAATATTAAGTCTATATCTTCTTTGTACTGTGGGAATTTTTCTACTGTTTGAGTATAAGATATTTTCCCCTTTAATATTTGCATAGCTAAATAAGCTACCATAAAATACACCACCTTTTTATATATTTAAAGAATTAAATATTAATTCATTTATAGCATCTTGTGTTATTGATAATTCTTGTTTTAAAGTTTTATTTTCGGCTTCTAAAATGGATATTTTTTCTTTAATTAATTCAATTTCAGTAGGCTCTTGCGGTGGAGTCGGTAATTCTTCATAACTAAATATTAATTCTTTAGTTTCAAGATTAACCATAACTCCCGTACTACCTTGAGATAATTTAGGATATTCACCATAATTAAAAGTTAATAATCCTATGCTAGATTTTTCTCTTTCTTTTAACTCTGAATATATTTCATAATCTTCATCAAAAGTTGTTTCTCTTACATATCCTTGACAATCACCTATGATTTTTATTACGTTTCCTGTTAGCAAACAATAATATATTTTAGTTCCTATTTGCTTCATAGCTTATCACCTCTACTCATAAACTTGCCAATTAATATTAGCACCTTCCCTAGCGTTTGCAACCCATAAATCAAAACCATCGCTATAAATAACGCTTTTTCCGTAATCTTCGAAATAATTAGAATGTTCAGCGTAAATATCAATCGTTGGAGAAGAACAGTATACAACAGAACGTTTATCATAATAGTTAACGCCAGTTTGATAACCGTATATAAATCTAGGTTTAAAGTTTAACCCTCTAACACTTATTTTACTAGAATTTACCACCGAAGTTCCGCTAGCCCATTTCTTACCTAGTTCTATTTCTCCAACTTTACCAACTAAAGATAATAATTTATCTGCATCACTACATTCAACACCCTTTTCTATAAGATTACTTTTCAAATTAGTATGACAAGTTTTTAATTCATTTTTTATATTAGTAGTTTCATCAACTAATTGTTTAAGAGTAGACATTACAACACCTCTCTTATTGCATTTATATTATTTTGTAGAGTAGTTTTGTTTGTTCCTAGTTCTTTTTGTAACTCTAAAATACTTGTTTTGTTCTCTAAAAGAGCATCTTCTACATTAGTAGCTTCAAACTTATTAGTAGAATCTGCAATGCTTACTCTTTCAGCAGTTAATTCTAATCCATCTACTTTACCTTTTACTTCTTGTATAGCAGTGTCTATTTTATCCATGTTTCTGTTATGAACTTCTATATCATAATTTTCATTTAGTAAAGGTTTTTCAAGTTGTAAATTATTTGTATAGTTAGGCATTATTCAACCACCTCTCTAATTTCTTGATGTGTAAATTGGCTTAATTCTTGATGCGTTTTAGGTTTAATTTGTTGATGAGTATTAAATATAAATTCTAGAATATAAGCTAAGTGTGCTGGTTTAATTTCATCTATAGCATTTTTAAAATCATCTAAATTCTTAGGTCTACCTTTTTCACTTACAAACTTAAGTTTAAAAGCATAATCATTATACATTTCAGTTATTTCAACTTCTCCACAGTCAAAAGCTAAAGCAGTATCTTTTATCATTTTTATAGTAGTTGTTCCATTACCTATTTTTTTAGCTTTTATACGTTCTCTTCTTTCTTCATAAGTCTTAGATTTATCAGTTTTAAGCCCTAACTCTTCTTCAAAATAATCAAGTCCCCAAGTCGCAGTGTTAACGTATAAATTATTAACTAAATCATCTATACTTTCTTTTATAAAATTATGCTCTACACTTTGACTAGACATATATGATTTTACAAAATCGCTATTATGATAAAAAGATGGCAACATATTTATTAAATTCATATTATACCACCTCTGCATAAGAAAAAGATATTGTACCAACTTTAGGAATGTCTGTATCTAGCAGATTAACATTATTCATAGCACCATTAACTTTAAAATCTGAATAATCAAACACCCCAGCAGTATCAAGAAGTAAATTCCCTAGTCTAGCAGTAGATACATAAGTATCTTTAAAAGCTATTTCTTTAAGATGTTGAGTTAATTTAGTTGCAAATTCTGTTTTAACTTCTTCGATATCATACCCTTTTACAAGCCTTATAGTAGCACTTACATTTATAGCTTTTTCTGTAGCACTAACAACAGTTACACTTGCACCTATTGGTCTTTTCCTTTCAATATTAGCTTTTACTTTTTCTATTAGTTCACTTGATGCCCCCAACATATCACTATTAGTTATTACAATTTCAACTGTACCATTCCCATTTTTCAAAGGATATACGTTACAAGCACCAGTTCCATCAACTTCCAAAGTCCACATTTCATAGTGTGCTACATTCCCACTTGTATAAGATTTCTTTATAGTTGTAAAAAATCTTTCCCTTAAATCTTCATCACTTTCTACATCTGTTCCATTTTCAAAATTAGATTTAACATATATGTCATTTACGCCATTTATAGGCTCTGTAGCAGTTAATTTTGTATTAGCTGATAAATTATATTGCTTTCCTACTTCTAAGGCTTCTACAACTAATTCTGCTTGATTTTCAGCTATAGTAGCATCATTTAAAACAACAAAATATAAATCATCAACAACTAATATAGTGCCATTAGATATTAAAGTTCCATTTTCACCAGTAAATATAACTTCCCCTACTGATTTAGTTCCTTGTTTCCTAGATATTCCATACTCTTCGCACTTAATGTCTAAGTAATTAAAATATCCATTTTTTACAAAAGCCATGTTTACTAAATCTTGTTGTTCTATATAAAATTTAGCTAATTCATAAGATAAAGGAGAAGCCATATTATTTAAAAATGAACCTTCTCTTTTATCTACATTTATATCAGTATTATTTAATACTCTTTGTTTTATTTCTTCATATGTTTTAGACATTTACTATCACCTCACCATCGTAAATTGTCTTTACTCTTACATTAGCACTTAAAATATCACCGTCAAAGCTTGTAGATATTACATTTACATCAAGTATGTAAGGGTTAATAAGAAGTGCTTCTTTTATATATCTAGAAGCTTCTGATTGTGTTAATCCTTTTGTATATGCTTTACCTATAAGACTTAACAATTCGCTTCCATAGTCCCAAGTGTATATCTCATACTGATATCTAGGCGTTTGAAGTGCTTTGTATATCCATATTTTTATAGCTTCATTTCCTTCGACTATTTTAAGTCCTTTTCCGACTTCCCTATAAAGTGGCAAAGTTTCGTTTTTTACTATATCCTCTTTATAACTTACAAAAGGGAATAAACTCATATACTCACCACCTTACTTATGATTATAAATTTATCATTTATTTTTAATAATATTACTTTATCATTTACTTCTAATTTATCTTGAATATTATATTTCATTCGGTGTCTGTGGTTACCGTCCCCAGTAGTATATCCACCATGTGTATGCCCTTGATATTCAGTAAATAAATCTTCATTTCTATCTTTTAGCCATTTATCAATAAGTAAATTGTCTTTATCAAGTACAATATCATTTAATTGGACCTCTAAATTAGGCAAAGGAGTTTTAATTTTTGCAATAAAAAAAGAAGGCTCGACCTTCGTTGCTTCTCCCATTACTTCATATAAACCTAAAAAAGGATTATTCATTATATAACCCTCCTTGCACAAGTATAATCTTTTCTACCACTCAAGCTACTTATTTTTACTACATCACCAGTCTTAGGTGAATGTATATACTGACCATTACCACAATACATTCCAACGTGATGCACTGGACTTCCAAAGAATACTAAATCACCTATTTGTAAATTACTTTTGCTTACTGATTTCCCAAAAGTAGATTGTTGTTTACTCGTTCTAGGTATACTTATTCCAACAGAAGCATAAGCTTTCATCATTAAGCCACTACAGTCATATCTTGGTCCAGTTCCTCCCCATAGATAAGGAGTACCAAGTTTACTTTTACAAAATGCCAAGGCTTTATTAGCTTTTTCATTTACACCATTGTTAGTGTTAGGAGTTTCTGAAACTTCAACACCTATTAAAGCTTTTCCTTTTCTTCTTCCGAACGCTAAAGCACTTTTCTTATCTTTCATAAGTAAATCTATATGATAAACACCGTTAGAGTCTATTACAATTGCCCCACCTCTGTCAGTACAAGTATAAACTAAATTATCTCTATCTGTTCCAGTTCCTTTAACTTGAATTTTAGTTTTAAATGGTACAGATTTAGGGCAAGCACAAGTTAATTTATTTGGATCTAATTTATTACCCATAGCATCAAGTAAACCACCTTGCATAGAATTGTTAGCTGGATAATAAGCAGTAAATTCAGCATTAACTTCTTTTCCACCAGTTACAGTTGTACTACCATCTAAATTAACATTTGTTTCAGTTTTTTCATCTTCCCCTACAGATACTTCATTCATTATGTTTTTAAAGTTCAACTCTAAGTCTATAGTATAATTTCCACCTTCCCAAGTATGTGTATCACTATCTATATAAAATAAACCTACCAGACCAGTATGAGTATCTTTAACTTGAACTCCATAGCCAGTTATACAAGTTGTATCACCAAAACCAGTTAAGCTACAAGTTTGTTCAATATCTTTTAGCATTGCTTTAGCTTCTGCATTACTGTCTTTACCTTCTTGTTGTTTATAAACATCTTGAAATAATCCATAAGTTTTGTGCCATTCTTCATTTTTTACTTCTGATACTTTATTTCCGTTTTCATCAACGATTAATACTTTATTAACCATATTTGATACAGATTCTTTAAAGCTACTTGATAATATATTTTTACCTTCTTCAAAAGATAATTTAAGTTTTACAATACCTTTTTCACTAGCATAAAATTTATTACCTCTACTGTATAACATATATTTTTTACCAGTTGTTTTAGCTTCTTCTGTATATGCAGTCATTATCATATCATAAGCAGTAACACCTAAAAAAACTTTAGTTACACCAGTATTAGCTTGAATTATATCACCTTTATTAAGTCCATATTCAGTAAGAAAATTATTATAGATAGTAGATGCAGTTTGATTTTTTATATTCTTAGATACTTTTATATCATTAAGCTTTGCACAATAGTCGTAACATAGAAAACTCATAGCATTATCACTAGATTTTTCTCTTTCATATACAAAGCCCCTAAATAATTCATTATCATCTTCATAAAAAGATATTATGCTCATAATAGGTATATCAACTTTGGGAATATTTTTATCCATAGGGCTACTGATTAATGAAAACTCAAGCTTTCTAGCACAACTTTTATAGTCACCACTCCAAGCAACATTAATTAGTAAATTAGTTATATCTATTTTTTCTCCACTAGCTTTTTGACATATTAATTTAATCATGGAATTATCAGCTCCCATTTAACTTGAATTATATTGTTTTTAGCAAGTGATGGATATTTAGTTTTATTAGCTTCTTTAATTTTAGGATATAAACTGCCTTTACCATAATATTTTTGTGCTATATCCCAAAGGCAATCACCTTTTACTACTTTATGAGTTTTTTGAGTATTATTAGTGATTTCCTCACTAGGTCTAGTTAAATTATCACTTGAACTACTTGAACTACTATTACTTAAATTAGGCACTTCAATGGGTCTGTATTCTAATAAATTTAAAGTAAAATATAAATCTCTTGTACCATCTTGTTCTACCGTATCAAATTGTTGAATCAAGCATTGCATATTAGTAGGGCTATCAGTAACAATAACTCTTAAAGGTTTGCCCTCATACATCCACTTTTGTATTTTCTCACTAAATTCATAAGGTTTCATAAATCCAGTATAATCACAGAAACTATATTCTTGATTAGGGAAAAAGCTAGTAAATTCAATAGTTTTTAGTGATGTACCATTAAATATAGGCACTTCTCCAAGTTTTATAACTGATTCAGTATCTATATTATTACTTCTATTCACTCCAATAGATGGAGGAACTACTGGAAATCTTATTTTATCATCATCTGTTCCTAGATATATTTCCATTAATAACCTCCTGCATAAACTATTTTACTTTCATTTATTTTCTTAAGTAATTGAGAAGCTATTTTATTAATGTCGCTTTCTTCTCTTACTGTTAAACCATTTACAACTACATTTATGCTATTAGTATTTTGACCTTTGTCGTATCTGTTTACCTCTTGTTTTGTAAGAATTTTTTCTCCTTCGTGAAGCGTTCTAACAGTTCCATCCCTTGCAATTCTACCACTACCAAAAGCATTTCTTCCTTCTGATAATCCTAATTTATCTCCTACCCAACTAGCACCTTTTTTAGCTACATTCACAACTGCATTTATAGGAGTTTTAAGAAGTTCAACCATTTTATTCCACCAACTACATATTTGCTCTACTGCACCACTTACCTTAGCCAAAGCTTTTACTAATGTGCTTAATATAGGCTCACATATACTCCAAGCACCTTGTAAAAGTACACCGACTGTTTTCCATACTGATTGCCATACAGTACCAAATGTCTTAACTATAGCTGATATTTCAGTAGAATGACTTGCTATAAAGTTAAATATAGCTTCAATGACTGGTCTTACTGCTTCTATTGTAGCTTTTACTAAATTCCAAGCTACTTCAAACACAGTTTTAAATATTTGCATATATTGACTAGCTTGCTCGGACTCAGAGAAAGCTTCAAAACCTGCTTTTACACTTTCAGCCACAGCAACCATTTTAGGTGATATACTATCTATAAAGCCTATAATACCACTCATACTACCACTTAACATATCAGTAAATACTTTAGTAACACCTTTCAAGCTATTTTTAGCCTTACCACTTATCGTAGATAATAACCCACCTAAGGTAGTAGACATTTCATTTACTAATCCACCTTGATTTTTAGCAATTCCTTCTTTAGCTTCCTCAAATGTTTTATATTGAGTTCCCAACATATTATTAAGTGCCTCCATATTTCCATTTGAAGCACTAAAGAAAGCCTCTGAAATCTCTTGTTCAGTTCTAAGTGTACCGACGAAGGCCTTTACATTTCCTTGTAAGTCTGTAAGCTTCTTAGCTTCTTCTATATCACCTTTTGACATCATCATAGATTTAACTCCAAATTGAGTTACCGCTGAAGTTTCAAAAGGTGTTTTATTTGCATAATCTTCAAGATATTTATAATATTCATCTGTAGCCTTTTTAGCTTGTTCTTTAGATTGACCAGTATTTTGGATTACTCTATTTATAGTAAGCTTTTGTGTTTGTTCATTTGCTAGTTCATTAAACCCAGTCTTAGCACCTACCATAACAGTAGCACCTAAAGCTAATGCACTAAGTTTCCCTTGAATACTTGACAATACACTAGAAGCTTTATCTTTTACTGATACAGTAGCACTCCAAACCTTACCAGCAAAGGCTCGAAGTGTTCCGTTTACTTTAGATAAAACCTTACTAGCCATATCTTTAGCTTTAAGCACAAACTGACCAAATTTAGTAGCCTTAAATTTATCTACTTGTGCTTTTACCTTAGATATAACTTTACTAGCCATATCTTTAGCTTTTAACACTAAAGGTTTAACTGCTTTTGCAGTAGCTTGGAAAGTTTTAGTTTGAGATATAACCTTTTGCATAGGCTTAGTAAAATTATCGACTGCTTGAATTTTAGCCCTTAAAACTTTTTCTGTACTGCTCATTTATTACACCTCCTCTAAGGAGTTTTTCTTCTGCTCTATTTCCATTTCTTGTTTTATAAAAGCTAAAAGTATCTCTTTTTCGCCTTTATCCATAGAATTTAATAGATTATAGCTTTCTTTTGGACTAATGATATTTTTCTTATGAAATAAATAAAACATCAAGAATGTATTATCATCAGTCTTTATTAGTTTTTTACTTCTTCTATTAAATCACCTTTATATCCAGTTAGTTCAGTTATAGTGTCAGCTAATGCACTTATTTCTCCGCTTAATAAAAGCTTTTTAATTAACTCTTTTCCATGTGGAACTTTGAATTTTTTATGAAGTTCTTTATTAGAAAAAAATCTTGTTCCATCTTCTGCATTAAAAACACCATTAAACACTAATTCTATTTGAAGTTTTTGTAAATCAAATGTAGGCTCTTTAGTAGTTATATCAATACAATTTTCTTGTATCTCGCTATACTTGTCATAAGTTAAAGCCTTACATAAAACCGTAAATTTTTCTCCAAATATATTGGATAATCTTTTTATTTCAACCTCTTTGCTAGGTCTTTGTATTTGTTCTAAATCTGCATTTAAAAGTAAATCTATTACATTATTCATAGTCAATATTCTCCTTTGCATATAAAAATAAAGACTAGGAGCAATATCCTAGCCTTACTAAAATGAATTATATTAAATCTAAAAAGTCATAATCTGTAAATGTAAAAGGACATTCAGTCTGACCTACTGCACCTACTTCAAAGTCAAATAAAGTTAAGTCATCAAATGATACGTTGTTTATTGCTATTCTTTCTACACCGTCAGAGTCAGGGTCTGCTAATTTACCTATTATAGTAAATCTAGGTTCTTTGCCTTCTTTTATTTGTTGGCCTATAGCTTTTATCATTCTTGAATTAACTTTATGTAAAGTTATTGAACCTTTACCACTATACCCCATATATTTAGTACCAGTTGCCATTTTGCCAGCTACCTTAACTTCTTCTTTTTGGAATTCTAATTTAGCTTGAAATGCTTTAGCCTCTGCAACTTCTTCTCCATCTAAAAAAACAGTACCATGAGTACCATTTATTATCTTTCTTTCATCTATAGCCATAATACACCTCCTATATAGAAATTCCAATCACTATATCTTCCATAGCATCTAAAGTCTTTAGTGATATTGCTAAAAATACATTACTTTGTGTATTAGCTTCTTTTATTTCTTGCTCTGTCATAGAGCTCACATCTAAATTTGTATTATCTTTAAGCCATTTTTTATGTGCTTCCAAATCTATACCAACATAAGACACTTTTTCTATTAATTGTTCATTTTCTAATTCTTCTAAGTAATTCTTTATTTCTGTTATCAATATACACTTATTATCATAGTTATTAGGTACTTTACCTATATATTTTTCAACTATAACTCTTCTTAAATCATTGTGTATTAGATTTAAAGTTTTTCTTAATTTTATTTTTTGGAAAGCATTACCCTTTACATCAGTTAAAGTAGTTAATGAGTTTACTCCTCGAGCAACTCTTACTTTTCCCATTTCTCTTACTAAGATTAACTCACCATTGTCTATACGAGTATCAGCTTGTTCTTTAGTAAGATTTTCTATAGCATCAACATCTGATAAAGTTGCAAAAGTAATAGATTGATTTAAAGGAGTTCCTTCTATAAGTCCTGCTATTCTTGCAGTATGATTAGCAGTAGTTACACTTTCGCCACCTACTACTATATTTTTAGCAGTATAGTTTATCATAGCTTCACTATCTGCTTTGTCATTTGCAATTATTGCATCACATTTATATTTAACAACATCATTCATTTTCTTTATAAATGTTTTTATAGCAGTTACATCAGAAGTTTCAGCCGAAGGCATACACATTAAGTTAAACTCTACACCTTCAAAATAAGTTAATGCTTCTAATATTTCACTATCTGAACCTAATACATAAAGTTCTATTTTGTTAGGTGAACCTTTTAATACATCTTTTATTAATCCTTGATTAGCTTCTGTTAAGCTAGACGGTATATCTCCTTCATCAAACACAGTTAAAGAAGTTTTAGCAGTATCTTTTAATATTAAAGCTACTATACCTCTTTGACTTCTTACTACTGCTGATTTAGCTAATTGCTTAAAGCTTATATCTATTATTGGTAATCCCATTCAATCACCCCTTCATATTTAAGTTTACATCTTGCATATTATCGCAAGTTTCATTATTAAGTTTTATAAAGTCAAAATAAGTTACATAAATTAAAAAATCTAACATATCACCAACTTCATCAGTTAAAAAGTTTGGTTCAACGTTAGATATATTTAATACCCTATCATTAACTTTTAAACTTCTAGCAAATAAACCTTCTAATTTATCTGCTATATCATAATTATTTAATTTATCATTACTAAAATATTTTACTGAAATCATTAATTGCTTTTCGTTAGTTTTCAAAGTAGAAGCTTTGACTGTAACTGGTACTAAAGTTACATAAAAACATTCATTCTCAAAAGTCCCCTCTTGATTTTGAACTATCACATCACAATTAAAATTATCAGATAAAATTTTAGTAGTAGAAAATAAAATATCTTTGTAAGTTATCATATTAACCTACTTTCTACTTGAATAGATTGTCTATCATTATAGAAAATTCTTTATCAAGTTCTGATTCAATTTCTTTTACTGATTTTTCAAGCATATAAACTCCGTCAACAAAGGATTTTCCTCCCTTTGTTCTGTGGCCATAGTTTACGAATTGGCCGTATCTGCAATTATTAAACACTAGCCTTTCAAGGTTACTTATCTTTTTAGGTTGCCAACTTCTCCTTAACAATCCACTATCAACTGGTGTTTTTAGCTTAACTTTAGCTACTAATTTACTAGCAATAATATCTAATTTCTTATTAGCTTCTTTTTCAAAATTATTACTAGCATTTTCTAAAACTTTAGTAAAATCATCTAATCCTTGAATTTCCATTTTAAGCCCTCTCTTTATAGCTTAATGAAATTTCCATATGAGAGGAATAATAAAAAGGCTTAGAGGCTAAATAAATAGATATTTTACCCATACTAGATACTTCTACTGCATCACCTTCTTGAATATCAATATTAGGATTTAAAAATAATAAATGAGAAAAAGCTAATTTTCCAACTCCATCACTAGACATCATTTGAACATCTTTTTTAGATAAAGCACATTTAACATTTTCAGCTATTATTTCTTCTACAGTTTCAGTTACACCAGTATTTTCATTTTTAGCTTTAACTTTTCTCTTAATAGTACATCTGTCAAAGTAAGTGCTTTCTAATATTTCAATATCAGTCATTAGTAGCACCTAGCCCTTCTATACTGCTTTAAAAATTCTTTATCAGATGAAGTTAAAGTTGCACCGTTTGAAGTAGACACAACATCTCCAACATTATATTCTATTTTAGTGTCCCCTCTACTTATAGACTTAATTTCACCAGTATTTTGAGTTCCCCCACTCACTAAAGGCTTCATAATAGATACAACTTTATCTTCTATAAAGCTTTCTAGTCCTTCTGTAAGTTCATTTATATTACAATATTCAATTACCATTGTTTCAACTTTAGATAAATATAGCAATATAATATTGTCGTGCTCATCATTAGTAATATTTAATATTAATTTTATATTTTCTAACATAATAATCACCTACCTAAAGAAAAAAGATAGGAGATTATTCTCCTACCTTCTTAGTAGTTTTTTTCTTTCTAGTTTTCTTTTGTGGGGCTTCCACTTCTTCGACTTCATCAGTTAAAGAAGCTATACTAACTTCATTAACTGATTTTGAAGCACTTCGTGTGCTAACCTTGAACGTATTTTACTATAGCTTCTTCTCTTAAAGTTTTAACACCGTCAACTTGAAGTCCTCTTATACCATCAGCAAAAGAGTTTTGTAATCTCATAGCTTCTGTTTCTTCTAATTGTTTAGCATATCCTATAGCTGACTTATGTAATACTACTATAGCAAATGTACCGTCATTTAATTCTTCAGAGAATACTAATTGAGTACCGTTTATGTTAGCACCTTCTATTATTCCGTTTTCTAATATTGTATATTGTAATGTAAATCTTGAATCTAGTTGTAAATCTTGTAAAACTTCTGCATTTATAACTGCATATCTTTGAGCCTTAGGCACTTTATTTTTATTTAAAGCAGTATTAGCTTTTACTATTAAATCATATGCTTTGTCAGAATCTTCTTTAGTTACTGTGTTAGAAGTTTCTAAAGCTTCTGTTAATACAAATTTGTCAGTAGCTTCTTGTAATCCATACCCTGCCTCTTCAACGTGAGGGTCTATTAAATCACCTGCTGCTTGAACTGCGTCAACATCATCAACTTTAAATGCCCAATAATTTTTATTATCTAAAGCTAATTCAACTTTTGAAGTTGTTAAATCTTTAAAGTCTACAGTTCCAGTGTATTTGTTTATAGCTACATCTGATACCTTATTGAATATTACTTTGTTTCCTTCTACCTTTGTAGGTGCTGTAGTTATTAAGTCTGTTATACTTCTTTCGTGGAATTTTGCTAATAATCTTGCTTCCCAAATTGAAGGTATAAAGTTAGTTACTGCCATATTATTTCACCATAATAGCTTTTACAAGCTATCCTTTCTTATCTAAAATTATTTTTTATCTTATCCCAGTTTTTATTTATTTCTTCTGCTGACATATTTCTTAATTGGTCTACTGTGTAAGTAGCTTTAGTAGTAGTTGAAGTTTTCAACTCACCACTTGTTCTTAATCTAGCATTTACTGATTTTTCTATAGCTTCTGACCAACATTTTTCAAACACTTCTACATTTCCCATTATTTCATCAGCAGTATCTGATTTTATGAATTGACATAATTCAATTGGTAGTCCTTTTTCACTTAAAAGTTTCATAGTTTCATTTTTAATTTTCTCTTGCTCAAAAGCTTTCTTTTCAGCTTCATATTTAGCCACTTTATCCTCAAACCTTTTACGCTCTCTTTCAGCTTTAGCCTTTATCTTTTCAGCTTCTGTCATTTTAGCAAGTTTTTCAGATTCTTCTTCTATAAGCTTTTCTTGCATTTCTTGTTGCTTTAATCTTTCAGCTTCTAATTTCTTTTTTTCTTTAGCTATTCTTTCTGCAACTATTTTATTAAGTTCGTCTTGAGTAAAAGTCTTAACTTCTTTAGCTTCTACTTCTGTGTTTTCTTGTACTTCATTATTAACAACGTTGTTTTCTAAATTTTCCATTTTTTAATCCTCCTAGTTTAAAGCCATAGTAGGCTAAGTTTTCCGAGTTCTCTTTTACGTCTAAACAAGTAAAAAGACAATAAAAAAAGCCCTTACCAAAGACTTTAGTAAAAGCTAAAAAGACTATATATAATATATTATTTATTATTCTTATTGATAGTATTGTTAGAAATATCACGCTAATATCGCATAAATATCACATAAATATCACATAAATGCAACGATTAATCACTAAAACCGTTGCAAATACTATATTTTATTTGTTATATTATTGTTAGATTATTGTTAGATTGTTGTTAGATTGTTGTTAGAAATGTCACATATTTTTCAATAAAAAAGAACTTATATCACAATAAGTCCTTAAATACATTGAAAATGCTATATTTTAATTGTTAACATTCTCTTTAAAAGTTATCTTAAGAATACTTTTATTTCTTCCAACACCTTTATTTATATGTTTTATCCATCCTTTAGCTTCAAAGTTTTTTAATATAGTTTCTATTTTTCTTTTTGTTATATTCAATCTTTTATCACAACTATTAGACAATGAAGCTAATGAATATTCGCAAATAAAACTTTTATCTTTACAACATTTATATAATTGTCTTAATACTTCTATTTCCACTATATCTGCATCTAATGGTAAATAATAATATGTTAGCATATAATCACCTCGATATTATTATAACATATAATTATCACATACAGTATGTATAAATATTGAAATTTAAACAATTAAATATCACAATTAATCTATTTTATAAATTTCTTTCCATTCTTTATATGTAATACTTGAACTTATTTCTATTCTTTTACCTTTTGCATCTCTTGCAAATCTAGTTCCTTTTAAATTTTCTATGTAAGGGATAGTAGTTGTTCTGCAATAAGGATGTCAATGAAAAGGAGGCATATTTACACCAACTATTGCATCCTTAACATTAAACACCTCCCCATCTAACCTTTGACATATTTCACTTGTACGTTTATCTAATGTCGCAAGTATTTTATATTTAGTTACATCACATTCCTCATAAGCCTTTTGTGATGCGATTTCCATAAAGTAACTATGTTCTGTATGTATAAGCCTAATACAATGCTTTAAATCTGCATCTAATCTTTTAGATAATGCTTTAGAAGTTTCTTTTACACCTTTGCCTTGTATAAGCATTTGAGTAAGTTCCTCAACCATAGCATTTTTTAATTTAGTTCTGTTGCTCCATAACCTTTGACTATAATGTCTACCACTCCAGGGAAAAGCTAATATTTCTTTTATCATATCATTATCAATATATGAAAAACTAGCACCAACTCCTATAGCTTTGTGCATATCATATATAGTTTGGTAATAGTTATCTTTTATTGTACTACTATAAGCTATTTGAAGCCTTTTATTAGTGTTTTCATATACTTCATTGATGTATTTACCACATTGATAAAACATTTCTTCTAAACGGCTTATACGGCTTTTCATTGATAAAGTATTTAATTCAAGTAAAAGTTCATCATCTGCATATTCTTCTATAAGCTTCATATAAGTTTTTAAATCATGCTTAAATTCTTTATATTCTTTACCATTTAGAAGCTTTTGAGCATCTTTATAGCTTAAATTATTATCATCAGCATATTTATAAAATAAGTTGTTTATTTCCTTACCTATGTTATCCATAGCTTTTTTATATTCTTTTACTAATTCTTTTTCTATTTTCTTTAAATCTTTTAAGCCTTTTTTCAGTTTATAAGCCTCTCTTTTGGTCCAATATTCTTCATTAGGTAAATTATTACTCATTTAAAGCACCTTCATTCTGTGCATAAAAATAAGCTTCCTCAATTCTTTTAGAAGCTATATCAAAATAATTATTATCTAATTCTATACCTATAAATCTTCTGCCAGTGTTCATACAAGCAACACCTGTGCTACCACTTCCCATTGTAAAATCTAACACCAAATCTCCTTCATTTGTATAAGTTTTTACAAGGTATTCTAGTAAATCAACAGGTTTTTGCGTTGGGTGAATTGTTTTTTCTTTAGAATTGCTAACTACAGCTGGTATTTTAATGTAGTCCATTGGATTTTTTACTTCAGAATCGTACACTTCCCAACTTCTTGGTTCATAATCGGTTTGAAAACTAATTTCATTACCATCTTTTCTATAACTTCTCCAATTTTTTGTATTACCTTTTTTTGCCTGTTTAACTCTTTCTGATTTTCTCGGTTGCATTTGTTTGTTAAATGTAGGTTTCATATATGCAAATATTACGATATCTTCTGTATATTTAAGATGCATAAACTTCGCACAAGCAAAATTGCTCGGTTTATGTTTTATCCAAGTTAATTTCTCTCTATATCCCTTTAAATTGCTATGAATCAATTCAGATGTAAAAGGTTCTCTACCAAACAATACTATTGATCCATTAGGTTTTATTAGCTTGTTTAACTTATCCCACATTTTATTAAAAGGTATAACCGTATCCCATTTACAAACAGTAGTTCCTAACCATATGGAGGGTCTGTTATAATGGCATCAATTTTTATCCCTTCAGATATTAAACTATCCATAATTTCAAGACAATCGCCATTGTATAATTTAAAATTCTCCATAAATAAATCACCTCCAATAAAAACACTATAAAGTGTTTAGAAAAGTTCTTTTAATATATTCCCATTCTTAAGGCAATCCCCATTATATAACTTATACATTTACATCACCTAATTCAGAATAATTGTCATCATAAAGCTTATTAGCTTCATTTTCTTTTTTCTCTATTTCAGCTTGAACATCTGAAACTCTAGGCGACATTGCAATTACAGTTTCTTCTGATAATATTCCAGTAAGATTTTGCATTATTTGTGATAACTCTAACTCATTATTAGGAGTATTTCTAGTAAAGACTGGCTCAATAGCTAAATAAGAATAATCACTATTATTTTTCATTTTAGTATAAGCACATAATAACTCTATTCTTCTCATTAAACCTTTTTTAAATTTACTTTCCTTAACTCCTACTAAATTTTCAAGTCCCATAAGTTTAAATTTCATCGCGATACCACTAGCGTTATTACTGAAATTTTCATCAGTCATATTAGGTACAAAGCTAAATCTATGTATATCTTCATTTAACCTATTTTTATAATTCTCTAAAGCAGTGTCTTGTATATCTTTTATAAGATATTTTGCATCACTATCTGAATTTAAAAACTGTATTAAATTTATGTCATTTAGGTCTTTAGTTTGTTCATCGTCTATTAACTCACCATTAACTATTAACATACAATTTGTAAATAATTCAAAATCGTTAGCAGTATCTGATTGACTTTGGTCGTAAGCATCTATCAAGCTTATTACTTTTTCAAAATCTCCATAAAGTTCATCGTTGTTTATATATACATTTACTGGTATATCATCAAAATAACAATCTTCTTCATCTGATAAAATTACATTGTTATCTTCAATAGTTCCTCTTATAATTTTACCATTAGCAACTATTTGCCCTTTGTCATTTTGAGTAGGTTTAGTGTATATTTCTAATCTAGTAATAGTTTCATCTTCATCATTAACTCTAATTATTTCATCATAATATCTAATAGCTAATATTATATTTTCTTCTAAAGTGTTATCATAACAAACTATTAACTGTGAAGGGTCTATCGCTTTAAACCTAGGCTTAGCAAATTTATCTATGTACATTATTTCATAAGCATAACCATATATAGAAGCCATCTTTGCTAAAGTTGTATTGTTGTCAGCTTCATCATTATACTTAAATATATCAGTTATTTCTTCTAAAAGCTTTTTGTCTTCTGTAGTATAAGCAATAGGTTTACCTAGTAAATAGCCAACCGCAGTATCAGTTATATACTGTGCATAAGGGTGAGATAGCTTGTTCTGTGGTTTATTTTTATTTTTATATACTCTGTTGTTTATCTTGTCATTTTTATTATTGTAATATTTTAGAAGCTTTTCTAATCTTGATTTTTCTTCTGAATGTTTATCTATCAAATCAAGTATTAAATCATTAGTTAAAGTATAATCTTTATCTATTTTTATTTTCCTCATAATACACCTCCTATACGTTATATTTGTTTCTATCAAACATTTTTCCAGTTCTCTTTGATTCTGAATAAATAGCATATCTTAAACTATCTAAAACATCATCAAATTGTTTAACTGGGTCATCTTTACCTTTTTGCCAAACATAGTTATATATTTCATCTTTAAATCTAGTTACATTATCTTCAAGTATAAAAAGCTTATCTATTTTAAATAACTTAGCTATCATTGAAATACCTTCTAATACTTCTTTATTAGCATTTATTGCTCTTATACCGCTTCTTTTAAGCTTATCTATATAATCAGGTCTAGCATGGTCGCAATAGAAATTAATGTTCCCGTACTTAGATTTAATTTCTTTTGCAATATTAATCCAATCTTCTATATCTTTGTGTTGAAAAGCATACTCTTTTATTAAATAATAATTATCTTCTAAATCTTTTCCAATTACTACTATTGAGCCATAATGCTCCCAACCAAAGTCAACGCCACAAAAGTATTTTTTAAACTGAATATCTTTTATATCAACTTCTTTTATGTAATGTTTATCTTTATCAAAGTCTTGATACACAACACCTTCTGAGGCTACCCATGTCCCCATCACATCTCGTTGAAAAAACATTCCACTTGGAGTAGAAGCTTCAATACTTTCTATATACTCTTTATTTAAAAATGTATTATCGTATAAAGTGAAATTAAAAGCTTTTATGTTTAATTGTCCATTGCTAAGTAATTGACCGTCTTTGTCTATGTAATCAACCTTTACTGTATGGGTAGGATTCTCTGGATTCGTGTCCATAAATATCCTAGCACCTTCGTAAGAACATCTTGAAATAGCTTCTTTTACAAAGGTATCATGCAAAGTAGTAGCTTCATTTAATAATGCACCTGCACTCGTAAACCCTCTCATAGCTTTATAGCTATCTGCATTAGCACCATGAAAGCAATAAATTTTATTCCCATATAATTTAAAAGAACTGTCTTTGCCTAGAGTTATTTCTCTGCCTAAAATCAATTCCATATCATTTAAAATATTTCTTCTTATAGATGATTGAGTAGTTCCACCAATTATAAAGCTAACTCCTTTATTCCTAAACAAAGACACATGAGCTAAAAATATTTTTATTAATATAAAAGTTTTTCCTGCTCTTTTTGCCCCGCTACAAATAAGAATTTTAGGATTATCTATTGCAAAACTTTCTAATACTTCAATTTGTTTAGGTGTATAATTATCTAGTTCCATTTTGACCTCTTAATTCAAGTATTGCATTAGCTATCTTTTCAGCTTCTCTGTCCTCTAGACTTGTATCATCTTCTTTATTTTTCTTAGGGTATAAATCAGTAAGAGTATTTAGTTCTTTTATTGTATTTAACATTGAATTTGAGTTAGCTTGTTTCAATCCCCTATATTCTATATCTTCTTGTGATTTATCTAATAACCACATAAGCTTTTCTTCTGCTTTGCTTCTGTTCCATAATGCTTTTTGCTTATGCTCTTCTAATAATTCCTCATACCTTGCCCTAATATTGCCTTGTGCCATTAACTTAGAAGCTTTTTCAATTATTGTCTTATCTTTCATGTTTTCACAATTATATGCAAAACGGTAGGCTTCTGCTTGAGTATTCCCTTCAAGAAGCCTTTGTACAAATATTTCTTGTTTTGTGGTTAAACTCAAAGTTTCACCTCCTTAAATAAAATAAAAAGAAGCTATTTACAAGCTTCCTCAATTCTTTGCTTTGCTATATTAAAATAATTTTCATCTAATTCTATGCCTATGAATTTTCTATTTGTATTCATACAAGCAACACCAGTTGACCCACTACCCATAAATCCATCAAAAATCATATCGCCTTTATTTGTAACCGAATTTAAGCATCTTTCTAATATTTCTATTGGTTTTTGATTTTGGTGTAATTGAGTTTTTCCAGTTACTCTACCACATTCCCAGATATCAGAATATCTTTTCCCCTTTAGTTCAACCCTTCCTTTAGAAACATAAAATATGATTTCGTATCTAGGTGCAAATGTTGTTTTTATATCACCCATGCCTTGTTGTTTTTTATCCCATATTATAACATTTTTAACCTTAAACCATTTAGACAGTTCTCTCTCAAATATTGAAAAAGTTTTAATACTTGCAAACATGAACATAGAACTATTATCTTTTAATAAGTTAAAACACTTTTCTATATATGAAATTATTAAATCTTCATTATTATCATTTTTTATTGGCTTGGAAAATCTGTGGTCTTTTACATGCCTTGAATAATTTATTAAATAAGGTGGATCAGTCAATATACAGTCAACTTTAATTCCTTCCTCTATCAATCTATCCATAACTTCAAGACAATCACCATTATATAATTTATACATCTTTAACTCCTTAAATAAAATAAAAAAGACGCCTATCTATTAGACGCCTTCTCCCCCTTTGGTACTACTATCATTTCTCTTTCGTACCACTTAAGTTTTTTAGAAATTGTAGAAGCTTTTACAACTTCATCTATATCCTTCCAAACTTTAGTTTTAACCTTAGTTTTTCTCTCCTTCAACTCTACCACCTTTGAGTTTTAATACTAGCACATCAATTTAAACTGATATGCTAGGATAAAAAATCAAAACAAAAATATTAAAAACAATATAAGTAATAAGGAGATTAAGAATAATTATGAAATTATCATAAAATATCTATGTTAATATAATACTACATATGATTTGTAAATAAAATGCAATTTTAAAGTAAGAATGTAGTAATTTCAATACTTCCGAGATTTTTTGGGTAATAAAAAAGTAGGCTTTTACACCTACACTAACTCTACTAAGCTATTCATTATTCTATCTTTATTATTCCACACGCTTTTAGTTTCATAGTAATTCAACTTTACTGCTATTTTATTCATTCTAATATTTTCTATGTAAAAAGCTTCTATAATATATTTATCTTTATTATTCAAACTTTCTAAGAGCGCATCTGTTAGGCTTACCTCATACTTAAGTTTATCTAATTCTTTTTCTCTTTTAACTACTGCATCTGATAGATCACTTTTATTAGATGTTTGTATTTTATCTTTTGAATAATCTATCGCAGTAAGCGTATAATCATCATCAGTAACTAACCCTAACTCTAATATTTTAATTCTTGATTTATTTTTTTTATAATTTCTTAATAATCCCTCAACATATTTATATTTATCTTTAGTCATAATACCCCCTAGATATTATTGTTTTATCTGATTTCTCGTTAAAAGTTTTATTTTATTGGAATTTATTCTTCATATTCGCACCCAATACAATTGCCTTCTAGGTAAAAAACATTAGTACAAATAAATTCACATTGCTCTTCGCACTCGTAACAACACTTATGACAAGTGTTACTCCAACCTATCCTAGAAAAACTCCAAATATTATTTTCTTCCATACTTAACCTCTTAAAACTTTGATTTTAAAGATATTATTCTGTTTCTTCATAATATCTTTTTTCACATTCAAACTTATATGCTGGGCATACAAATTCACATTTTCTTATCTCTAAGCAATCACAACAACAAATGTTCTTGTTTAATATATTACAATCATCATTCATACATTTAGCATCTTCCACAACTTACAACTCCTTTTCTTAAATAAAAATTATATTAATTAGAATACACTACCTTCACAAGTATTCTCTATGATTTCAGTTATAGTAACTACAAATGATTCATCTTTGTTTAGATTTGACAACTCACTTTCTTCATAACCAAGGAATCTTGCATACTTGAACATAGTTTCCTCATTTAAATCTAATATAAATTTCATAATTTCACTTCCTTTAAAATTTTGATTTTTATAAGAATTTTTATTTTGATTAATAGTTTTCAATTTCTATATCGTCTAATAGTCCATATTCTTCAATCCAAGTTTTCAAAGTTTCAATCTCAATTATAACTTCTACTTCTTTTGCATTAGTATATGTACCATTTTCTTCATTTGAAAATGTTACTTCATCTGCATCACTTATTAGAATTTTGTTTCCTATATCAAATCCTTGCATTTTTAAAAGTCCATTTTTTATCTCATAATTCATTTTAATTTCATCCTCAATTTCCTTTAAAATTTTGATTTTAATATTCTAAAACTCCTCTTCTATTTTAATATCAATTCTTTTCTAGTTTTTATAAAGATAATATCTTTATCTTTTATATTATGTTTAGTTATAAAATAATTCATCTTAGGATAATCTAAGAAAAATCTATCTATGATTTCTCCACAAAATCTAACTCTAATCCAAAACTTGTGCTTCATAACTTCCTCCGTTTAAAATATGTTTTTTATTTTCCTATCCGTTTTTGTGGTGTTTTTATTTACTTCTTTTCTTAGCTTTATCATTTAGCCTTTCTAATTGCATAAATAAATGATTATTTAAATCACCTAAAGTATTTTTCATATTATTTCCCCCTCCAAATTAAATTATATCTATCTAAAATATTAGTTTAATTTACATAATATTTGTTATGTAATTGTCCTTTAAATATACATTTACAGTATACTTTGTCGAAACATAGCAATTTCAATACTTTCAGAAATCGCTATTTTTTACTTGATATTTATTTAACACCAAATATTACAAAATTATTTATTTATATCTATAACTATGTTAATAGCTTCTCTATAAAAATCATCTACATATATATCTTTAACTCCTATTACATTGCAATTGCTATATTTATTCATCCAACTTTCATTTCTTAACACTTCCCATTCCATAGACACTTTTCTATCATCTTCAGTTATCATTTCATGCCCACATTCTATGGGCTTCCATAGCCTTATAAGAGAATTTTTACATATATTTTTTTCTATAAATTCAATTAACTTCATTTTACCCTCCATTTATAAAATACAAAGGGACTAATTACAAAGCCCCTTAGAATTGATTTAAATAGCTTCCATGTATTACCATTAATCTATAAACTTATGATTTCTATTTAATAACTTCTCATTATGTTCTTTTATATGCTCTTCTAAGTTTATTCCCTTAGTAAAAGCTATACCGTAGCAACACTGAATTACATCAAGTAATTCTTCTGCTAGATTTTCTTTGTCATTCATTAATATAGCCCCTGCAACTTCTTTTACTTCTTCATCAAGTTTATTATACATATTGACTGCACTAAGTTTTTTATATATCTCTAAATTATGTATTTTATTCATTTAATCAACCTTCTCTAAATCATTTATTTTTAATGTCATTGTTTCTTTTATATCACCACAATAAACATCTATATAAGTTTCCATGTCTGATATATACATATATGGATTACTTATAGCAACACCTTCTAAATCTAAATATTTTACTTTATCCCCTTTTGCTATTCTCATTCACTTATTCACTTT